CTATTGGCTGGCCCAGACGATGCGGTGCATCCAGGACAGTTCGCCAAGCTCGAAGGCATAGTTGGGATGGGTCGGGTTGAGCGAGGCCAGCTCCACGCGCCGCGCGGACTGGCGCAGCAATTCCTTCGCCATCACCTCGCCCCGGCGGGTGCGGACCACCACCCGGTCACCGCGGCGCACCGGCGCGGCGGGGCTGACGATTACCGTGTCGCCATCGCGGAACACCGGCTCCATGCTGTCGCCCGAGATCTCCAGCGCATAGGCGTTGGGGTCGGCGATGTCGGGGATCGAGACCTCATCCCAGCCGCCACCCACCGGGAAGCCGCCATCGTCGAAGAAGCCCTCGCTGCCGGCCTGCGCCAGGCCGATCAGGGGGATGCGGCGGGCGGCGCGGGCGGCGCCGCGGACCAGGGCAGGGCTGCCCGAGACCAGGGAGGCGAAGGCCTCCATGCTGGCCCCGGTGGCTGACAGCACCTTCGCGATGCTCTCGGTGGAAGGCCAGCGCGGCCGCCCATCGGCGCCGGTACGCTTCGACGGGTTGAAGGCGGTGGCATCAAGCTTGGCGCGGCGCGCCAGGCCGGAGGCGGAGAGGCCATTCTCGGCGGCGAGGGCATCGATGGCCCGCCAGACATCTTCGTGGCGCATGAGAGCCTTTGGTGGGCTGCGAATCGGCGTGGGGTATCCTTGGGGACGTAATCCTAGGTTCTGAGTCGCAAATCAATAGGAAGGATTGCCTTGCAACCGGAACGCGAGAGGGGTAAAGAACAGATGTTCGCATTATGTTCTCAGGAGCGACCATGCAAGCCACCGCCCGCCCCCCCCGCTTCCGCGGCCTCGACAGCGCCGTCCCCTTCGACAGCGCGGAGGAGACCTGGTTCTGGACCATCTCAGCCCTCATCGCCCGCCACGCCGGCGCGCGCGTCGGCGCCGGGCGCGGCGAGGTGCTGCGCCCCTGCGAACCCGATGATGTGGTGAAGGTGCTCGACCGGCTGTACCGCCAGCGCCGGATCGACCTGTCCCACGCCCGCATCCTGCGCCTGTGGGGCGAGCGGGGTGCGGCCCCCAACCCCCGCGTCGGCATCGAGCGCGGCGATGCGCGGCTGTGGAAGGAAGCCATGGAGCGCATGGATCATCCGCTGCGCGCCAAGGGCATCGTGGCCGGCCCGCCGCGTGGCTTCGAGCATGCGGCGGCCATGGCCGCCACCAGCGCGGCCGGGACGTTCGGCTGATGATGGCCCGCACGACAGGGCCGGCCCATAAGCGCCTGGTCGAGGGCGAGGGGACGCGCCTGTTCCTGGCCTTTGGCGGGCTTGCCGACCAGCCCTGGCTGCGCCTGTTGCGGCCAGGCTTCCGGCATTGCTTTGCCGCCCTGGCGGATGAGGCCGGCTGGACGGTGCTGGAGCCGCTGTCCGGCCGGCTGGTCGTGGCGCGGCTGCCGGTGGCGGCCGGCTATGATCTGCCGGGCTTCTACCGGCGGGCCGGGCTTGCGGTGTTGGGCCCCTTCACGCCCGGCCTGCCGGCGCCCCGTCGCTTTCCCGCCCTGCTGCCCTTCACCTGCGTCGAACTGTGCCGTTCGCTGATCGGGCCGGCCGCGCCCTTCGCCCTGACCCCCTTCGGGCTATTCCGCGCCTTGGGGGGAGAAGAAAATAGGAAAAAAGTCTTGACACCGGGAGGTACCCCGGCCTAGAAAACCCCTGCCACGGGGCGCAGTGCGCGCCGCGGTCTTCTCCCCCTCCCGGCCTCCTCCGGAACCTCGGGCCCGTCCTTCACCGGACGGGCCCATTTCTTTCCGATGGCCGCGGGCCCCCAACAGAAGGAGCCGCGATGACGCCCGAGGAGATCCTCGCCCGGTTCGAGGCCGCCGCCCAGCGCCGCCGCCCGCTCGAGGGCATCTGGCAGGCCTGCTACGATCATGCGTTGCCCACCGCCGGCGACGCACCGCTGTTCGACGCCACCGCCGCCGACGCCGCCGAACAGCTCGCCGCCTCCCTGCTCGCGGAGCTCACGCCGCCCTGGTCGCGCTGGTTCGGCCTGGCCGCCGCGCGTCCCGGCGGGCCGGACGCCCCGGGCGCGATGGAGGCGGCGGCCGAGGCGCTGCAGGCGCATCTCGACCGCTCGAACTTCGCCATGGAGATGCATGAGGCCTTCCTCGACCTGGTGGTCGCCGGCACCGGCCTCATGCTGGTCCAGGAAGCACCGCCGGGCGTGCCCTCCGCGCTCAGCTTCACCGCCGTGCCGCTGCGCGAGGCGGTGCTGGAGGAAGGCACCGATGGCCGGCTCGACACGGTGTTCCGCGCGCTGCGCATGACCCCCGAGGCGATCGCCGCGCGCTGGCCGCAGGCCGTGCTGCCGCAGCTCGAAGCCAATGTTCGCCACCGGGTGGTGGAAGCCTCCTTCCCTGACCCGCGCGGTGGCCATCTGTATGCGGCGATCCTGGCCGATGAGGCGGCGGTGCTGCCGCTGGCCAGCGGCCGCTTCGCCCAAAACCCCTTCATCGCCTTCCGCTGGCTGAAGGTGCCCGGCGAGACCTATGGCCGCGGCCCCGTCCAGAAGGCGCTGCCCGACATCCGCACCGCCAACAAGGTGGTGGAGCTGGTCCTCAAGAACGCCTCCATCGCCGCCACCGGCATCTGGATGGCCGAGGATGATGGCGTGCTGAACCCGGCGACCGTCCGCCTGGTGCCAGGCGCCATCATCCCGAAGGCGCCGGGCTCCTCGGGCCTGACGCCACTGGCGGCGGCGGGGAACTTCGACGTCTCGCAGCTGGTGCTGGCCGATCTGCGCGCGCGCATCCGCACCGCGCTGCTGGCCGACCGGATCGAGGCCGCCAACAAGCCCAACATGACAGCGACCGAGGTCGTGGCCCGCAGCGACCAGGCGGCGCGGCTGCTGGGCGCCACCTATGGGCGGCTGCAGGCCGAGCTGCTGACGCCGCTGGTGGCGCGCTGCCTTGGCATCCTGGCGCGCCGCGGCGAGGTGCCGCGCGCCGACCTGCGCATGACCTACGCCTCCCCGGTGGCGCGCGCCGAAGCCCGCCGCGCGGCCGGCGAGACGCTGATGTTCATCCAGGCCGCCGCCGCGCTGGGGCCGGAGGCGACGGCGCTGCTCGATGGCGCCGCCGCCGCCCGCTGGCTGGCCCGCACGCTCGGCGCGCCCGCCGGCCTGCTGCGCGACGCCCCTCTTTCCGCAACCTCTCCCGAGGAGTGACCCGGCATGCCGGACGATCTGCTGACCGCGCCCACCCCTGCCATGGCGGCACGCCCCGCCCACGTGCCCGCCAAGTTCTGGGACGAGGCCGCGGGGGCGCTGCGCGTCGATGCGCTGCTGAAAAGCTACATCGAGCTGGAGCGCCGCTTCGCCCAGCGCCTGGCGCGCCCCGCGCCCGATGCCGATCCCGAGGAGATCGCCCGCTGGCGCGAGATGCTGGGCGTGCCGGCCACCGCCGACGCCTATGAGATCGCCGCACCCGATCCGCGCCTGGCGCCGGATGCCGAGGTGAACCGCCGGCTGCACGCCGCCGGCTTCACGCCGGCCCAGGTGCAGCTGGTCTATGATCTCGCTGGTGAGCGGCTGCTGCCGCTGATCGCCGAGGCCGCGAGCGAGGCCGCCGCCGAGCGCGAGCGCGACCGGCTGCGCGCGCATTTCGGCGGCGAGGAGCGGTTCCGCCGCATCGCCGGCCAGCTGGCCGCCTGGGGCCGCGCCAACCTCCCCGAGCAGGTGTTCGAGACGCTGGCGACCTCGGCCGAGGGCGTCATCGCCATGGCCCGCATGATGGAGGCGCAGGAGCCGCCGCTGCCCCGCGCCGCCGAGGCCGAGACCGGCCCCGACGAGGCGGAGCTGCGCCGGATGATGCGCGACCCGCGCTACTGGCGTGCCCGCGAGCCCGATTTCGTGCGCCGCGTCACCGAGGGTTTCCGGCGCCTCGTCGGCGAATAGCCGCGACCTTCGCGCCACGGCCAACCGCAAGGCCCGTGGCGCCCCGCGCGCAGCGCCGGCCCGCCCGGCCAACCGGTGCCGCGCGCATTCCCCGAAACCGCGATTCCAGAAGGGCATGACCCCCATGAGCACCCAGATCGACGCCGTCTTCACCCGCCAGTTCCAGGCCGAGGTGCATGAGGCTTATCAGCGCCAGGGCAGCAAGCTGCGCCCGACGGTGCGCAGCAAGACCGGCGTGGCCGGCAGCTCCACCTTCTTCCCGAAGGTCGGCAAGGGCACAGCCCAGGCGAAGACCCGCCATGGCAGCGTGCCGGTGATGAACCTGGAGCATGCGCAGGTGGAATGCGTGCTGCAGGACTATTATGCCGGCGACTGGATCGACCGGCTGGACGAGCTGAAGACCAACCTCGATGAGCGCAGCGTCATCGCCAATGCCGGCGCCTTCGCGCTCGGCCGCAAGACCGATGAGCTGATCATCGCGGCCCTCGACAGCGCAACCCGCGAGGCGATCGGCACGGCGGCCGGCACCACCGACACGGACGGGCTGACCAAGGAGAAGGTGCTGCTGGCCTTCGAGATGATGGGCGCCGCCGACGTGCCGGATGATGGCAACCGCTTCGCCATCGTCGGCTGGAAGCAGTGGAGCCAGCTGCTGGCGATCGACGAATTCTCCTCGAGCGACTTCGTGGGCGAGGAGTCGCTGCCCTGGAAGGGCACGCAGGCGAAGCGCTGGCTCGGCGCCACCTGGATGCCGCATTCCGGCCTGACCAAGGCGGGGGCGCTGCGTTACTGCTACTTCTACCATCGCACCGCGATCGGCCATGCGGCGGCGGCCGAGGTGGAGACGGACATCACCTGGCATGGCGACCGCGCCGCGCATTTCGTCGCCAACATGATGAGCCAGGGCGCGGTGCGGATCGATGATCTCGGCATCGTGCGGATGCGCGCGGCGGAATAGTCCGCGGATGCGCGCGGCGGAATAATCCGCGGATGCGCGCGGCGGAGTGACCCTTGGGGGCGGTCCATCAGGACCGCCCCACCCTTTTCCCCCTCGACCGGAGGTCCCCATGGCCCTGACCGCCCTGGCACTCGCCGCGCGCGCGCTGCTGCGCATCGGCGCCCAGCCCATCGCCGCCTTCGACGAGGGCACGGCCGAGGCCGAGGTGGCCGCGAACCTCTACGCCGCCACGCGCGACGCGCTGATCGCCGCGCATCCCTGGTCTTTCGCCACGGGCCAGGCGGCGCTGCCGCGCCTTGTCGCGACACCCGCGGCGGACCTGGCGCACGCCTTCCAGCTGCCCGCGGGCTTCCTGCGCGCGCTCTCAGCCGGCACGGCGCAACGTGGCCAGGGCGTGCCCTTCCGCATCTTCGAGGACAAGCTGCACGCGGATTCGGCCGACATCGTGCTGACCTACATCTTCCGCGCCGATGAAAGCGCCTTCCCGCCCTTCTTCGCCCAGGCGCTGGTGGCGCGCCTCGCCGCCGAATTCTGCCTGCCGCTGACCGAGAATGCGTCGCGCGCCGAGATGCTGTTCCGCCTGGCGGAATCCGAGCTGCGCAGCGCCCGCCTGATCGACAGCCAGCAGGACACGCCGCGCGGCATCGAGGATTTCCCGCTGGTCACGGTGCGGGGCTGACATGGCCGCGAACCGCCGCCTGAAGGCCAGCTTCGCCGCCGGCGAGCTGGCGCCCGAACTCTATGGCCGGGCCGAGCTGCGCGCCTTCGAGAATGGCGCGCGCCGCCTGGCCAATGTGGTGATCCAGCCGACCGGCGGCGTCGCCCGGCGCGCTGGCCTGCGCCACCTGGCCAGCCTGCCCGGCCCCGCGCGGATCATCGGCTTCGAGCTTGGCTTGGACGCGGCGCATCTGGCGGTGCTGACCGACGCGCTGCTGATCCTGATGCAGGGCGATGCCGAGGTGGCACGCATCGCCGCACCCTGGACCGGCGCGATGCTGGCGCAGATGGCGCATACGCAAAGTGCGGACGCTTTGCTGCTGCTGCATCCCGACATGCCGCCGCAGCGCCTGGCGCGGGCCGGCGGCAACTGGACGCTGGCTGCCTTTCCCTTCCTGCGCGCGCCGCTGCACCGCTTCGTCGACGGGGTCGCCATCACGCCGTCCGCGACCAGCGGCACGGTGACGCTGACCGCCGACGCGCCCTTCTTCCAGGCCGGCCATGCCGGGCAGGACATGGCGCTGGATGGGCAGCGCCTGCGCATCGTGAGCGTGAGCAACGCCACCACCGCCACGGCCAGCGTGATCGACACGCTGCTCGGCACGGGGCCGACCACCGCCGTGCTGGAAGCAGCCATCGGCCCGCTGCGCGGCTGGCCCGTCACCGCCTGCTTCCACCAGGATCGGCTGGTGCTCGGGGGCGTGCGTGACCTGACCAATCGCCTGTTCTTCTCGCGCACCGGCGCCGCCGGCAATTTCGACACGGGCACCGGCCTCGACGACCAGGCCATCGCCTTCGGCCTGGTCTCGGACCAGGCGCATGCCATCCGCGGCGTCTTCTCCGGGCGGCACCTGCAGGTCTTCACCAGCGGCGCGGAATGGATGGTGACGGGCGATCCGCTGACGCCCGCCTCCATCCAGCTGCATCGGCAGACGCGCGTCGGCAGCCCGGTGGATCGCATGGTGCCGCCCGTGGATGTGGATGGCGCGACGCTGTTCGTGGCGCGGGCCGGCCAGGGGCTGGTCGAGTTCGCCTATACCGACCTGTCGGACACCTACCAGGCCAATGACCTGGCCCTGGTGGCGCGCCACCTGATGCGGGCGCCGCAATCCATGGCCTATGACCAGGCAGGGCGCCTGCTGCATGTGGTGATGGCGGATGGCAGCATGGCCACCCTCACCCTCTATCGCGCCGAGCAGGTCACCGCCTGGACCCGACAGGAGACGGCGGGCGCCTTCCGGGCCGTGGCCGAGGCGGATGGGCGCCTCTACCTGGTGGTGGAGCGGCTCGGGGTGCATCGGCTGGAACGCTTCGATGCGGCGCTCGGCCTCGATGCCGCCATCGCCGCGACGGCAGAGCCCGGCCGCGCGGTCTGGCCGGGCCTCGACCATCTCGAAGGGTCCGAGGTCGGGCTGCTGGCCGATGGCGCGCCGGCCGGCAGCGCCAGCGTCGCGGCCGGCAGCGTCACGCTCGATCCACCGGCGGCGGCGCTGCAGGCGGGGCTCCCCTTCACCCATGTGATCGAGCCCTTGCCGATCGGTCTCGCCGGCCCCTCGGGCAGCGCGGCCGCCGCGCCGATCCGGCTGGTCGCGGCCACCTTCCGGCTGCTGGCGACGCCCGCCTTCGCGGTCGATCTCGGCCGCGGCGCGGAGCCCGTGCCGTTCCGTCGGCTGGACACCGCGCTGCTGGATGCGGCGCCCAGCCCCTTCACCGGGGACATCACGCTGCGCGCCCTTGGCTGGCGGCGGGATGCGATGGCGCCGCTCTGGCGGGTCGAGGGATCGACGCCGCTGCCGATGGTTCTGCTCTCCGTCACCACCGAAATGAGGATGAAGGACTGATGGCCCAGCTCGCCCCGATCGCCGTGGCACTCAATGCCGGCGCCACCATCTACAACCAGGTCCGCCAGAACCAGTCGCAATCCGCCGCCCGCGACGAGGCGCGCCGCCAGCAGGAAGCCCGCGCCGCGCAATTGGCGACGGAGCAGGCGGCCGAGAAGCGGGCGCGCGGCGCGCGGCTGGAAGGCACCATCGCCTCCACCCGCGCGCGGCTGGCCGCCAGCGGCATCCGCCCCGATGAGGGCAGCGCCGCCGCGCTGACCGCGGGTCTGCGCCGCGACGCCGCGGCCGCCGAGCAGGACAGCGCCCTGCTGGCCAATGCGCGCCTGGCCGCCGGCCGACGCAGCCTGCTGAACGATGACGGCTCGCTCACCGGCTTTCTGCGCGCCGGCGCCAGCCTCGGCGGGTCGCTGCGCAGCCTGCTCGATTGATCCAACCTTCGACACCGGAGCCCAACATGCCCGAGCATATCCGCATCGGCGACGTCGCGCCGCGCGTCCAATATGTGGGCGACGGCATTGGCGCCGCGTTCACCTACCCGTTCCCGATCTTCGAGGCCGCCGATCTCGAGGTGCGCGTTGATGGCGCGCTGCGCACCGGCGGGTTCTCGGTCGCCGGCGCGGGGCAGAGCGAGGGCGGCACGGTGACCTTCGCCGCGGCACCTTCCCTGGCCAGCATCATCACGCTGCGCCGGCGCATCCCCGTGGCCCGCAGCACCGACTTCCAGGACAATGGCGTGCTGCGCGCCCGCGCCCTGAACGATGAGCTGGATCGCATCATCGCGATGCAGCAGGAACAGGTGGAGGCAACCGCCGGCGCGCTGCGCCAGGACCCGGCCGAGGTGGGCGGCCGCTTCACGCTGCCGATGCGCCCGGCGCGTGCCAACCGGCTGCTCGGCTTCGACAGCGCCGGCGACGCCACGGTCTTTCCGCGCGACAGCGGCCTGATCACCGCGCCCTTCGCCGGCGCCGTGCCGCGCACCGTCGAGGACAAGCTGGCCGAACATCTCTCGGCGCGCGATTTCGGCGCGGTCGGCGATGGCGTGGTCGATGACGGGCCGGCCCTGCAGGCGGCGATGAACGCGGCCGGCGCCGCGGGCAAGGCCCTGCTGATCGGCGAGGGCAGTTTCCGCACCACCCTGCCCCTGATCCTGCCGGGGCCGGCCCAGGGGCTCACCATGCGCGGCGTGCTCCTCTACGCCGGCCCGGGCGGCCAGCCGGCGTTGACGATCGGCGATGGCGGCGCGGCGCGCAACGCCAACAAGCACCATCAGGGCCTGGCCGTGCTGCGCGCCACCCAGGCCGATTGGGACAGCGAGGGCGATATCGGCCTGCTGCTGCGCAACCACGACGCCAGCGTGATCGAGGTGCGCGAGGTGACGGGCTTCACCATCGGCATCCGCACGCTGGGCGATGGCCGCGGCTTCGAGGACACCACGCTGATCCTGAACCGCATCGTCAACAACAAGATCGGCCTTGACGTGCATTGCGCCACGTCGGCGGCGTGGAACACCTCGATCCGCTACTATGGCGGGCATTTCGCGGTGGGCAGCACCGTCCACACCACGAAGGACCGGTTCGGCGTGCGCTTCAGCGCGGCGCCCGGCGCCTATGTGGCGCACAACCGCCATCTGTTCGATGGCCCGAACTTCGAGCTGAACGCGAAGGACCGGCCGATCAGCGGCATCCCCTTCCTGATCGAGGTGAACAGCCGGGCCGTGGTGGCGCGCAGCCTGCGCATGGAAGGCTGCAGCGGCTTCGTGGCGCGTCACACGGCGGGCGCACAGGACCATCTGTACGATGTCGCCTGGGCGTCCCAGGGCTATGCGGTGGAGATCGAGCACACCGCCACCGCCACCCGACTCGGCGGCGTGGTGCGCGCGGCGCACCAGGCGCTGGCGCAGCGCGAGATGCGGCCGGCCGCCATCGTGCCGAACCTGCGCGCCGCTGCCATCCGCTGGAACGCGACGGAGACGGGCTTCGAGCAGCTGGCCCTGCTGTCCTCCAACGTGCCCGGCGCGACCACGCTGGCCGACTTCGCCTTCCCCGCGCTCGATGCGGTGCCGCTGACCAGCACCGGGGCGACGCTGACCGGCGGCCGCGCGCTGGGCTTCGTGGTCGATGCGCGACGCTGCAAGGAATTCGGCCTGGCGGTGGATGCGGATTCGCCGCGCCTGATGGTGATGACCTTCGACGCCAACCGCGCCTTGCTGGCGAACCAGCCGGGCAGCGTGCTGGCTTCGGGCGGGTCGCTCGCCTGGAATGCGGGCGCGAACTGGTGGCAGGGCAGCGCCGACATGACGGACACCGACCTCACGCGCCTGCAGGCGGTGCGCTTCGGCCCCGATGTCGGCTTCGCGATCCTCGGCGTGGCGCGGATCGGCACCGACTATGAGGTGCGCGCCATGGCGCTGCACGCCGATCCGCGGCACGCCGCGCCGGTGCTGTTCGGCACCGCCGACCTGCCGCATGGCCGGCGCGACCGGATGGTGGAGCTGGCCTGGGACCCGCCCTCGATCGCCGCCGGCGCCAGCGCGCAGATCAACGTGACCGTCCCCGGCGCACGGCCGGGTGACTTCGCGCAGGCCGCCTTCTCGCTCGCCACCTCGGGCTGCGTGTTCCTGGCCCAGGTCGGCGCGCAGGATGTGGTGACCGTCACCGCCTGGAACCGCAGCGGCGCCGCGATCGACCTCGCCGCGGGGACGGTGCGTGTCCGGCTGGTGAAAGCATGAGCGCGCCGCGGAAGGGGCGCCGCAAGCCCGCCGCCGAGTCCGCGACGATCCCTAACGAGACGCTCGGCGCCGCCCTGCCGCGCGTGGCGGAGGATTACGCCCAGCTGATCGCCCACCCGCCGCAGGGCGACCCCTCGCCCGACCCGAAGGCGGTAATCGCGCATTATGCGGCGGCGGACGCGGTGCTGTCGCACCTGATGCAGCTGACCAGCCTGGCCGCCGCGACGGGGAGCGCGACGGAAGACGCCGGCAGCGACGCGCTGCTGGCCGCCGCGCGCGCTGGCCTGGCCGCGGAGAAGGAGCCCGAGGCGTGACCCTCCCCCCCGCCGACCTGCTGGAATTCGTCTGGATCTGGAACCGTACCGCGGGGCTGCCCACCCCCGCGGTGCATCGCCGCATCCTGCGCTGGCTGACGGATGGCGGCGCGACCGGGGAGAAGCGGCTGCTGCTGATGGCCTTCCGGGGCTGCGGCAAGTCCACGCTGGTTGGGCTGTTCTGCGCCTGGACGCTCTATCGCGCGCCCGATACGCGGATCCTGGTTCTGGCGGCCGACCATGCGCTGGCGACCCGCATGGTGGCGACGGTGCGCCGGATCCTGACGCGCCATCCGCTGTGCGGCGCCCTGCTGCCGGCGGGCGGCGAGGATAGCTGGGCGGCCGACCGCTTCACCGTGGCGCGGCCGGCGGTGCTGCGCGATGCCTCCATGCTGGCGGCCGGCATCGGCGGCAACATCACCGGCGCGCGCGCCGACCTGATCGTCTGCGACGATGTCGAGGTGGCGGGCAATTGCGACACGCCGGCCAAGCGCGCCGAGCTGCGCACCCGGCTGACCGAGGCCGAATTCGTGCTGGTGCCGGGCGGCACCATCCTGACCGTGGGCACGCCCCACACCACCGAGAGCCTCTACGCCGAGACGCCGGACGCGCCGCTGGCCGGCGCGCGCCGCCTGAAGCTGCCGATCCTGGACGCGGCGGGCGCCAGCGCCTGGCCGGAACGCTTCCCCGCCGAGGCGATTTCGGCCCTCCGCGGGCGCGTCGGGCCCATCGCCTTCCGCCGCCAGATGATGCTGGAGACGGTCGAGGAAGCGGCCGCGCGCCTGGATCCCGCCGCACTGATCCCCTACGCCGAGGAGGCCGAATATCGTGAAGCCCAGGGGCGCGGCGTGCTGACCCTGCTCGGGCGGCGCATGGTCTCGGGCGGCGGCTGGTGGGACCCGGCCTATGGCCGCCCCGGCCAGGGCGATGCCAGCGTGCTGGCCGCCACCTATTGCGACGCGGAAGGGCACCATTTCCTCCATCGCATCGCCTTCCTGCTGCACGACCCGTCCGCCACCGACGATCCGGCCACCCAGCAATGCCGCGCCGTCGCCCACCTGGCGCGCGAGCTGCTGCTGCCCGTGGTGCGCGTCGAAACCAACGGGCTCGGCCGCTTCCTGCCCGGACTTCTCCGCCGCGAACTGGCGCGCGCCGGTGCCGCCTGCCAGGTGCTCGAAGCGCACAGCCACCGCGCCAAGTCCGACCGCATCCTGGCCGCCTTCGACCCGCTGCTGGCCGCCCGCCGCCTGCACGCCCACCAGAGCCTGTGGAAAACCCCGTTCATCCGACAGATGCAGGAATGGCGCCCCGACACGCCCGGCCTGCACGACGATGCGCTCGACGCCGTGGCCGGCTGCCTGCTGAGCGAACCCACGCGGCTACCCCACGCGCCGGCACCCCAGGCCAGCACGAAACCCTGGCGCGGGATGGGGTGAGGCGGACGCCCTCGGGGGAGGCGCTGCCTCCCCCGAACCCCCACCGCAAGGGGGCAGCGGCCCCCTTGACCCCAAGCTCTTATCGGCTGTGGCGGGAGGGGCTTGGCTCCTCCCGCCACAGGCGATGTGACGGGTTCCAAGGGCCCACTGGCCCTTGGCGGGTGGGGTCCGGGGAGGGCAGCGCCCTCCCCGCGGCATCCCCTCAAAGCACCAGGCTCATCCCCACCGCCGCACAGGAGGTTTCGTGATGGTTCCGGAGATTCCGCCGCAGCTGCTGGCGCTGCTGGCTGATGCGCCGCTGACGGTGTTGGTCGTGTGGATGCTGCATCTCCTGCGCCGTGACATGCAGGCGCGTGAGGCGCCGCCGCCGGCCAGCGAAGATGCGCGGGCGGAATTGGCCGCCTTCAAGCTGGAGGTGGCGCGCACCTATGTGCCCTTGTCGCTGATCCGGGATCTGGACACGCGCCTGTCGCTGCACCTGGTGCGCATCGAGGAGAAGCTCGATGAGGTCAGCCGTGCGGCGACGGCGGCGGCGGCGGTCTCGGGCCAGCCGCTGCCCGGGCGTCGCATGGGCTTCGTGCCGCGCGGCGACGGGGAGGCTGGGCAGCCGGCCTCCGGTGCGGCAGAAACCATCGCATGGAAGCCCTGA